TATTTATACTAAAGGTTATGTATGAGTTGGAGATCAAAATCTAAAATAAGAGCCAATGCAATCAAGCATGGATATCGTTCTGGATTTGAACATAAAGTATCAGAACAATTAACAGAAGAAAAAATAACATTTGGTTACGAAGATACTGTAATTGAATATACAGTGCCAGCCCGTCAAAGCAAATATACAGTTGATTTCACATTACCAAATGGTATATTAGTTGAAACAAAAGGTAGGTGGACCGCGGAAGACCGTAAAAAGCATTTGTTAATTAAAAAACAACATCCAGAGTTAGATATACGAATTGTATTTCAATCACCTAATACAAAAATCAGAAAAGGTTCAAAAACGACATATGGTATGTATTGTGATAAGCATGGCATCCAATGGGCAGAAAAAAAGATTCCAAAAAGTTGGTTAAAAGGTTGAGCTTTTGAAATAAATTTAATATATTCATATTAATATAAATTTGTATTTGTATTGAATAAAATGAAATAATGAATACAACATTGACATATAGTAATGTAATGTATATATGTAATGAAAATATATATAATATAAGTAAATGAGCAATTTTCCAATCGTTACGTTATTAGAAACGGTACTTGGTAAAGGGCAAATCAAAGGAAATGATAACGTAGCATTTCACTGTCCTTTCTGTAATCATCATAAGAAAAAACTAGAAGTTAATACTCAATCTCAACATTGGCATTGTTGGGTATGTAATGCTGCTGGACGTAAGTTACCTATCTTATTTAAACGGTTAAATGTAGAACGTGGTAAGATATCACAATTAATTAAACTGTTGGATGATGTTGAATTAAGACCACGTAAAACTACAACTGATACACCGGTATTACATTTACCTGAGAAATTTAGACCGTTATGGATATTTGATAAAACGTCTCCGGAATATAGAAATGCGGTACATTATTTATATAAAAAACGAAATATAACTATAGAAGATATTTTGAAATATCGAATTGGATATTGCCGATCTGGCGAATATAAAGGTAAAATAGTAATACCTAGTTTTGATGCAAATGGAAGTTTAAATTATTTTGTATCACGAGCATATTATGAAGAAGATACATGGAAACATAAGAATCCAAATGTATCAAAAGATATAATAGGCTTTGAATTACATATTAACTGGGAAATGCCAATATTTTTAGTGGAAGGAGCTTTTGATGCAATTGCCATTAAACGTAATGCCATTCCATTGTTCGGTAAAACTATTCCAGATATTTTAAAGAAACGAATTGTAGAAAAAAATGTGAAAACAATTTATATTTGCCTGGATAATGATGCCAAGAAACAAGCATTAGAAACCGCTGAATATTTTATGGCAAACGGCATGAATGTTTATTTAGTAGATTTACCAAATGATAAAGATCCAGCCGAGTTAGGATTTGAATATATGCAAAAACTTATAAATGATACAACAATGTTATCATCACATAAATTAATGGAACAAAAAATATTATGCAGTTTATAAACATTGGAATTGAAAAAATAGATAAGATATTCCATATCGCAGATGTACATATACGAAATGTAAATCGACATAAAGAATATTCAGAAGTATTTAAAAAATTATATTCTCATATTAAAAAGAATAAAACTGATGATAGTTTAATTTATGTTGCCGGTGACGTGGTACATGCTAAAACTGATATGTCACCGGAGTTAATTGAAATGACATCCGGTTTCTTTAGATCGTTAGCTGACATTGCACCTACAATAATTATTACTGGTAATCATGACTGTAACCTAAATAACTCTAATCGATTAGATGCGTTGTCTCCCATCGTTAAGGCCCTCAAACATAAGAATATACACTATCTTAAAGACAACGGTATATACAAGATATCGAATGTACACTTTAACGTAATGTCTGTTTTTGAAAAGCCGGCGAATTATATAAAAGCTTCGGATTTTGAAGGAGAAATTAAGATTGCATTGCATCATGGCGCGGTTGATTCTGCGAAAACTGATATTGGTTATGAGATATCAAATAACCATGTTAAGACAAATTTATTCGATGGCCATGATTTAGTTTTATTAGGAGATATTCATAAACCGGAACAATACCTTAATGATGAAAAGACAATTGCATATCCAGGTTCATTGATACAACAAAACCATGGAGAAGCTTTGACTCATGGTATCATGGAATGGGATTTATCGACAATGACAGGTAAGTTCATTGAAATGCCAAATCAATTTGGATATTATACTTTTGAAATTGAAAATGGTAAAATAACGAATCCATCTGATAAAGTACCAGCGAGACCAAGACTAAGATTAAAAGTAAAAGATACTGATTCAGCTAGTCTAAAGCAAGTTGTATCGGAAATACGTAAGCAATATAAAGTACAAGAAATTGCAATTCAAAAAGTGCATACATTGAATGTTGGTAATGGTGCTCAAAAATTATCTATAGGAAATGTAAGAGACGTTGAATGGCAAAATAAAATTATTTCTGATTACCTGGATTCAGAACAAGCAGTTTCAGATGAAATGTTAGATATAGTACGTCATATAAATCGTACCGTGCATTCTAAATTGCCAGATTCAGAAATAACTCGTAATGTGGTATGGGTACCGAAACGGTTTGAATTTTCAAACATGTTTAGTTATGGTGAAAATAACGTTATTGATTTTGGTAATGTTAGTGGTATCAATGGATTATTTGCAGCTAATGCAAGTGGTAAGTCAACGCTTTTAGATTCATTAGCATTCTGTTGTTTTGATAGATGTAGTCGTACTACAAAAGCAGTGCATGTTTTAAATAACAAGAAAACTACTTTCCATTGTAAATTTGAATTTGATTTGGATGGCAAACCATTTGTCATTGAACGTAATGCTAAAAAACAATCTAATGGTCATGTGAAAGTGAATGTGGATTTCTGGACATATGATTCCTCTGGCGACCAAGTTTTATTGAATGGCGATCAACGAGATCATACAAATAAAATTATACGAAAGTATATTGGTTCTTATGAAGATTTCATTTTAACGGCTTTGTCATTGCAAAATAATAATACCGGATTCATTGACATGTCTCAACGAGAACGTAAAGAATTATTAACTCAGTTTTTAGATATTGATGTATTTGAATTGCAATATCAGATAGCCGCGGAAGATATTCGAGATACGGCTGCTTTGATACGAGAATATAAACGTACTGATTATAGTACTGTCATTGCCGAATCAATTCAAACCATAGAACAATTGAAAGCTCCGTTTAAACGAATTCAAAAAGAAAAAAATACGCATCAAAAGATGTTTAATGATTTGAATGATATTGTTATTACAATGACATCTGAATTAAAAACAATTTCAGATGATGTATTAACAATTGAAGATGCTCAAGACAAAATTGATTCGTTAAAGGAATCACGTGAAGCATTTGATAAAATGTTAGAATCTAAACATGTAACACTCGACACGCAAAAAGAATCGTTATCAAAACTTCAATCAGATAAATCGATGTATGATAAAACAGAATTAGAAGCGGAAAAGGTGGAAACAAATCGTTTACGAGAATTGTTATCAGATATTATGAACAATAAAATTCCAGTTTTAGAATCGGAGATAAAGGCGGCGGAACGACTGGAATCTAAATTAGGAGATCATAAATGGGATCCGAATTGTGAATATTGTATGGCAAATCCGTGGTTACATGAAGCGCAGAAAGCATCTAATGATTTACCTGTATTAAATAACAAGTTAATAGCATTTAAGGAAGAAGGTAAAAAATATCATGACCAAATAATCCAATCAACTGCAACTGACCGTTTATTGGAATTAAAAGATATTGAAACATCTATATCTAGTATTGCTAATCAAATAGAACGTATTGAATCTGATATAAAATCATATGATAGTAAAGCTCAATTACATGATACTTGGATGCAGAATGCCATTGACAAGTTAAATGAAGCTAAACAGTATCAATCGGATATCGAATTTAATATACAAAAACAACAAGAAATTGACGATGTTATAACCGAAAGAAATGATTTATCTGCTGAAATATCACGGTTAGAACAAAACATATTAGCAATGTCAGGTAAGATTGAAGTTGCAAAAAAGAACAAAGAAAATGCGGAAGAATCTATCAACCGTTTACGTGAACTTGAATTGCAATACAAAGGGTATGAGTATTATCTGCAATCCATAAAAAGAGATGGCGTGCCATATCAACTCATAACAAAAGCGATACCTCAAATTGAAGCAGAGATAAACAATATATTAACACAGGTAGTTGATTTCACAATGATATTAGATACCGATGGTAAAAATATCAATGGTTACATTGTATATGATTCAGATAATTATTGGCCATTAGAATTGACATCTGGCATGGAAAAGTTTGTGGCATCGTTGGCAATTCGTACATCGCTAATCAATGTTACATCATTACCTCGTCCTAACTTTTTAGCAATAGATGAAGGGTTTGGAGTATTGGATTCTGAAAATCTTAATAACATGTATTTATTATTTGATTATCTGAAATCTCAATTTGGATTTGTGTTATGTATATCTCATATTGATGCTATGCGTGACATTGTTGATAGTCTTATTGAAATTAAAAAAGTATCCGGATATTCTAAAATAAACTATTCCTGATATTTATTATTAAATAAGGAATGATATGCCATTACCTAAAAAGGTACAAAAAGTAGGATTAGAAAAATTATACAGATACCGAGTAACAGATACCTCGCCATTCTCTGATGATTTTTTCAATATCATACAATTTCCAGAAAGATTAACATCTGGAAAGAATTTGTTTAAATTAAGAGCAAATTCAGATCGGTTTGTTAATAATAGCCAAATCCATGTTGAGGTATTAGATTATAATGGCAATCCTATATATTATGAACCATTACAGTATATTGAAAAAGATGGTACACGGGTAATTGCAATCTACATATTTCCAGATACTGCTCCTGGTTTAGCAACAGTTTATTTGGCAGGCCGTGTTCGAAATGCTGGTGCAGAAGAACTTCCTTTCAGTAGAGATTTTAACTCGCCTAACCATCGCGATATACCAAATATGTTATGGTATCGAAGGGTTCCGGTTGCACCATCATCTGCTAATGACACGGAAATTATATTTACTACACAACCATCATTAACGATATCAGAAGTAATACAACCATATTTACAGCCAGTAAATTTAACAAATGTATTTACACAACAAACATCGAGTCTCGCCGGAGCCACGTTAACAATTGAACCTCAGCCGTCAACAATATCCGGTGAATCAGTTACTTCTACTGCAGAAGGAGGAAATTCCGCATTTTCTCCAAATTTTGGTACACAGTTTTTTGATACAAGTAAACTGCAAAATTCATTGAGTAATACATCTGGCACGCAAATGGATTCACCTCCATTAAATACATTAACTGGATTTTCAAAATTAACAACAACTAGTTTTCCATTAAATCAAAATATGATTGGTGGTTATATTGAAGTTAAAGATCCTATAATAACTGTACCCGCCCAAACCGGACGTGATTCAAATAATTTGGTAATTCCAAGTACACAAACTGCAACTGAATGGAATAACAACACAGTTAATTCACCAACATCACAGCAATTATCAGGTTCAATTCGATTTGCTATTACCGATGTATTAACATCAACAACGGCTCGAGTTGCTCAATATGCTGGATTTAAAAATGAAGCTGATAACACATTCGGTCCGTTTGCAGTAACGGTTGGTACTGGTACAGCCACATCAAACACATTAGGTAATGTAACACAGACAGGTACGTCTGTAATTAGAACTATCGACTCGGCTAACAATTTCACATCAAGCTATATACAACCTACTGCTGTTACATTCACTGAAAATTCATCTTCCTTCGCTGATATAATTTTATCGAACACCGAACCAGCGACGGGAGATGTATATCGTATCAAAACATTGTATAAGCCAAGCGGATTCTTTGGAGATTTCATTGACCTGGGAGATAGTATATTAGAACGGCAGAACATATTGTTGGATACCGCTTCATTGGAAACGAGCGTGGCGGTAGGAACAGCATATGAAAGATTTGGTAACCTAGAAAGTCTGCAAGAAATACAAACTTATTGGACATCAGGTTCAATAGGCAATGCCAATGATACTACGTTTGCTTATAATGAAGATATCCTGATAGGAGGTGCAGAAATTACACCGACATGGTCTCCTAACCAATATACCGCATCGGTTGATAACGCAACGGTATTTTCAATAAAACCAAAATATCATCAGACATTGTATAAAGGTACAACATATATTGTTAAATTCCAAGTTGCATTGCCAAATGATATTGCATTGTACACTAGCGATGATCCTAACATTCCTAACAATCGTTTAGATGTATACATATCAGGTTCATCAGTTGAGATTGATCAGACATTATCAAATGTCGCGTTAGGAGATATTACACCTGTCGCAAATACAGCCGCCACATTAACCGGAGCATTTGCAGATGGAAATGAATTAGGATATCGAATTGGTTCTATACGATCTAAAAATATACCAACCATAACAGGTAACATTGAATTACAGTTCAAAGCAAAACAAACAGGTCCATTTGATCTTAAATTTGTAACTCGACGTGGTTCTTGGATTGTAGGAGAAATAGAAGTAGAGGCAGATAAACAAACTGGATTCTCTCCAAATTATGTTAGAATATTTAAACGGATACCAACCGAACATTTGAAAACGCCGTTAACGTTTAAATTTCAATACTATGATTTCCGAGGTAATAAAGCAGATCTAGAAACAATTGCATATGGTGCTATATTCAATGGCGGTAACACATATATTGACGGTGAAACAAATTTAATAACAGGTTCTGCATATATCGGCAATCAGGTCGGTACTGGTCTTGTAATGTCAGGTAAATCATCTGGATATATTGCTTCAACAAAATATAAAGGATTTACATCGGCATCTGAAGGTAAAGGTCCATCCGGATGGTTAATGTGGTCTGGATCAAGTAATCTTGTAATAGGCTCAGATACATATGAAGGAGTTGGATTAGAATTAATTGCTAATTCAGAATCATTCTTCCGTTACAGATCAACACCATCCGAAGTAATTATCAGAACGGATAAATTTTTCTTTGGTGATCCTAATACAATATATATAAGCGGATCAAATGGAAATTTAGAAATTTCATCTTCTAATTTTGCGTTAGACTCGGAAGGCAATATGACCGCGTCAAATGCATTATTTGATAATAATGTTACAGCTGTTAACTTTACTCGGAAGAGTGTGCGAATCGATCAAGCCTCAACATCATCGTATTGGGATACACAATCAACACCGGGAACATCACCTAAACGTGTTAAATTAGTCTATGATGGTTCCTTAGGGGGTGATAAATGTTCTGAAATGACTTTTGGCGTAGGTACGGAAGATGTGGTGATAGTAGGCATAACAGCGTTAAATGATCCCGATGGAGCTGGTGGAGTCAATGACGTGAAATTATTTATTTCAACGAATTGGACCGGTACGGTTCAATATGATGATACATCGATATACGCTGATTATGATGATTTACCGGCAATAGTTTAAAGGAACAATATGGCAGATATAACATTAAACTCGCAACAAACTTATACATTTAGTAGATATAATCCATACGGTAGTTCGGTGTATACAATGATTGTAGATGGTACAGACCGTGCACATAAAGCTAAAACATTTAATAACAGAGTAACTATTAATACATCAAATTCCGGTGTAGTTTCAGGATTATTACAAGTAATAACAACCGGAACGACATCGGGCAATACAATAACTATTAGTAATGGAACGACATCTGCTGGGAATGGAATAGTATTTGTAGGTCAAAATCAATGGATAATTGGATCATATAACGACACGTCAAATGAAGATGATTTTCAAATTACAGATAACTCGGTATTAGTTTCCTCCGGTGCTCGTACAAACGTCACAGTAGGTATGTGTATTTCTAAATCACGTGAAATATTCTTTCCGAACCTCGATGCTGCTGCCGGAACCTTTCCGGTTGAATATAATACTACTACAAGAGAAATAACATATGATTCAAGTACATTACGTTCTAAAAAAAATATAACAACAGCTCCTTCACTTTTATTTGATAAAGTGTTAGAATTGCAACCAAGAGAATTTGAACGTAAAAATCCAAAATCAGATAACATAACAAGTGTCGGAAAATTTATAGGGTTAATTGCAGAGGAAGCGGCTGATGTACATCCGCAATTTGCTAAATATGCTCCGGATTATATGTTAGATGAAAACGGTAAAAGAGCTCAAGAAACATCATCCGATGCATTAGTTCCGGGAAACATTGACTGGCCGGCTGTAACGACGGCGTTGATAGGAAAAGTAAAACAATTAGAACAACGTATACAGCAATTAGAATCTTAGTAATATTTATTAAAAAAGATTAGGAATCATGAAAAATTTTTCTTATCTTTATATAAAATAAGAAGTGTATGGAACTAGGAAATTGGCTAGCCGAAGCCATCATATCGGAAAATAATATCAAGAACATCATTGTGATCTATCCAGGCAGATTTCAACCAATGGGTAGACATCATGCAGCAGTATACAAAAAATTGGCATCTAAATTTGGAAAATCTAATACTTATATTGCAACATCAGATAAAGTTCAATTACCAAAATCGCCTTTAAATTTCAAAGAGAAGGCTCAGGTAATGAAACAGCATGGTATCACAAATGTAGTGCAAGTAAAAAATCCTTATCAGTCAATTGAAATAACATCTAAATATGATCCAGACACCACCGCAGTATTATTTGCAGTTGGTAAAAAGGATATGGCAGAAGATCCAAGATTCCGTGTCGGTAAAAAGAAAAATGGAGATCCAAGCTATTTCCAATACTACGAAGGTAATGAAGGCAATCTTCAGTCATATACAAAACACGGATATCTAATTGTAGCACCTCATGTTGATATACAAATTCCAGGATTTGGAGAAATGTCAGGTACAACTTTACGTCAAGTATTAGCAACAGCAGATGCCAAAGTATTTGAAGATGTTATGGGATTTTACGATGAAATGATTCATAGAATGTTGCGAACAAAGTTTGGAGCGGCATTAGGAGAACGCATAGAAGAATTTGTTAAAACTCATAATTTAAAAGATGTATTATCGGAAGCATCATTAATAGGTGGATCTAAAGCTGATGTAGATGACGGACCAAGATATTTTTACGGTAATCGTCGATCATATGAACAAGGAACTAGAGCAGTTGCAGAAAGATTAGGTTATCATGTTGTGAATTATATAATGAATCCTAATCAAGAGCTAACTGATAATAAAACCGAATTTCCAGCCGGTCCGCCAGAAGCAGTTTCATTCTTCCCGGTAGGCCAAGCAGGTGTGACAAATGCAGGTACAAATTATACTAAGAACCTGAGAGGAACTCAAGCATACCGAGTATGGTCAGAATACATTAAAAAGGTTGCGGAACGAGTAGGTTACACATTTTTAAATTTCTTAGGAGCAGACCAATCAGTATCCAGTTCTGCAAAAACACCAACCAAACCAGAACCGCTAGTACAAGAATCATTTTCAAAAGAATGGTGGTCATTATTATTAAAAGAAACAATGATAAAAGAAGCAAAAGCCAATACACATTTAACTCATTTAGAAGAATTAATTTTAACTCAAGGCGCAGCCGGATATAAACAAGCTCGATCATTTTTGATTGAATTACTAAAAAACTTGAAAGGAAGTTCAGATGCAAAAGTTAATACCACTGTTAAATGGGACGGCGCTCCAGCCATCTTTACTGGAATTAATCCTGATAACGGCCAATTCTTTGTAGGTACAAAGTCCGTGTTTAATAAAGTACCTAAGATTAACTACACAAATGCGGATATTGAACGTAATCACGGTGAGGCACCGGGTCTAGCAGATAAATTGAAAAGAGCCTTAAAAGTGTTACCGACATTAGGAATTCGAAATATCCTCCAAGGTGATTTCATGTTTGATGATTCCACATTGAAACGCAAAACAATTAACGGTGTACCTCATTATATTTTTAAACCTAATACAATTACATATGCGGTTGAAGTGGATTCTGATTTAGGGCGCCAATTAGAAAAGGCTGAATTTGGAATTGTGTTCCATACAGCATATGATAGTTTGAGTAGTGGAGCTCAATTCGGAGCAAATGTATCTAATCTTAAACGATCACCGATGGTATGGTTTGATGATGCATTCTTCAAAGACACCACAGGTTCAGTATTATTAACATCGGAAGAAGCTAAACGAGTAGCGGCTTTAATAAAACAAGCAGATTCATTGAATGTTGATTATGATCGTATTCCATCTGTGTTTTTGAATACCTATATTAACAGCGAGATACGGCAAGGAGAGTTCGTGCAAGATCCAAAAAAATCATTTGATAATTTCAAGTCATGGATGCAAGCAAAAATAGATAAAAAGGTAGATGGGTTAAAATCTGAAGCTGGTAAACAAAAAGCTATTGCCGCAGGAGAACAGCAAATGGCTGATATTGAAGCTGCTAAAAAAGATATTTTAAATGCATTTACAGTTACAAAGTTGTTGGCAGAAGCTAAATTGGTGTTTGTTAACAAATATAATAATGCCGTATACAATACAAAACATTTTAAAGATGACGGTCGAGGAGGCCTTGTAGCAACAGCGCCAGAAGGATTTGTTGCAATTGATCGATTTGGTCAAGGAGTTAAATTAGTAGACCGATTAGAATTTTCCAGAGCAAACTTTGCAATGGATAAAGGCTTTACCAAGTAGCCGTATATTTATATTAAACTAAAAAAAGGATAGTATAATGAAAGAATCAGAATTGCGTGCAATTATACGTGAACATATCAAAAAGACATTGAAAGAGGCTGGACCTAGCCTAGGAGCAGGTGGAGCTGAATTAGAAAGAGGATTAGGAAAAGTATCCGGAAGAGCGTCTAGACTAACTAAACGTCAACGAATTCAATCAGTAATACCAGTATTGCAAAAATTTGGAATTACATCTGCAGATCTTCCGATGATTAAAGCTGTATTAGCTAAGATGTCAGTGCCAGAACCAGAGCCAGAAACTGAACCAGAAGTAGAAGAAAATTATACAGCAGGCGTTGATGATGGCGCAGCTGGAGATTCATTAGCCGAAGGTGCATTGGATGCTAAATCAGAAAAACTAGATAAATCACAGGCATGGCAAATGTTAGTAAAGGCAGTGGATAATAAACCAGCAACTCAGCAAGCAGATTTCATAGTTGATCTTATCAATAAATTTAATTTGGATGATTCAGTTAAACGAAGATTGAAAATGCAAATTAAAAATATGGCATAATATGGCAGGTAAGTTACAAAATATAAAAGCAATTAAAGAAATGAATGCCGGGACTCATAAGTCTCAAAATAAAACACAAATAGGTTATACTGGAAAAAAGACAATTGCTGATGAAGATGTGTTAGAACGATTTGAAGATGGCCAGCCTAAAGTATGGATTGAAACAGAAAAAGGTACTCGTTGGAGAATTGAACAACATGAAGGATTTCGTAGTAAAAAACCAGAAAATAGTATTCTAGATACTATCAATGAAATACTTCGAGTTCCAACTACATGTCCAAAATGTAAATCTCAAATGAAAGGCGTAGACGAAGAACATCTTAATTTGAAATTTTGGTATATGAGCCAGCATTGCTTTGGATGTCAATTAAAAGAAGAATCATTGATACGTGCAAAAGGACAAGATGCGTGGTCAGAATATTCACGTAAAAAATTAGCAGCAAATGCTGAATCATGGTTTAAAGATACAGATAAAGAAGTTGAGATAGTTCGCAATTCATTGAAACTTCAATTTGTGCAAAACGCAGATGGTGGTTTAGCTGAATATGACCAAACCGCATTTTTTGAAAAATTTGATTCTGACTATAAAAAATTTAAAGAACAGATACTAGAAAACCTTAAGGGGGAATAAAATGGCAAACAAAAGCGTTAATAAAATTGGAAAAGATTTTGATAAGGTAGTCGCTGACATGGCTAAAATGGCTAAAGATTATGCAAAAGCTAGCGGTGATAAAAAACAAGACTTATTAAAAAAATTAAAAGATCTTACATCCAAGAAAAAAGATCTTAAATCACAATTGGAACGCGCTGTTATGGATGCTGAAAAATCTGTTACATTGCAAATAGACGAGCGTTACATGAAAATTGCTTTAACATCGATGATAGGTCGATTAGTAGAGCAAGAAATGTCAGCATTATATGAAGAAGATGATGACGCAGAAGTAAAAGACCTGGAAAAGGCAATGGGAGATGGATTTAAAGGATTAGAATCTGCATTAAGTTCAATGGAAGATGAAGCAAAAGCCGATGTTGAAAAAGTCGATGAATCTGTCATTAAACGTCATCTAAATGAAAAAGGCGAGTTAAATGAAGAACTTACAACTGTTGCAATTTTAGGTATTATACTAGCAGCTCCGAAAGTAGTGGAATTACTTACAAAAGGATTATCTAAACTAGTACGAGTTGTTAAAAAAGTATTGGGAGGCGATGGAAAAGAAGATCCAGAAGGAACTGCTGCAAAAATAATTGAGTTTACACATAAATGGCATAAATCATATATCAAAGCATTACGATGGATATTGAAAGTAACCGGAGTATTTAAGAAAGCAGGTATAACCAATGATTCAAACCAAATGAAAGCAGCAACCATGCTTTATTATACAATCATTGCTGGGTTAGCAGTATATAGCGGTGTAGGAGCCGTTAGTGCATTTAAGTCAGCTATGGCATCGGCAGGTTCTAGCGCTGGAGGATTTTCATTATCTGCATTAGAGGCAGGAATGGCAGCAATTAAAACCGGCGAGGTAGCTGAGTTCCTAGGAGAGTTAGGATTGGCTGGTACTGCGGGTGCATAAATAGGAGTAAACATGTCTACTATAAAATTGACACCGTTATTAAATGAAATAATGATACGTTCTATTATAGAATCTATGGGCGGTGATGCTAATAAAATAGAAAAAAAAGCGGATGATTTAGAACAAGAACTAGAAAAAGCTGGTATGGATGCTGA